TGGGGCTGTTCACCCTGAAGCACGGGCCTCCTTCTATCTGGCTTTTGGGGTGACCCCAGATGAGCAAATTGCACTGGAGGAATATTACCGTGGGCTGGTGTTGCTGCCAGACCCCGGCCCCTATGCCAGTCGTTATGTATTTGTTGGGGGTTGAGCCCCCCCAACCCCAGGCCTGAGATCGGTGGGTGACGACACCGGGTGGCCGAGTTGTGGGGTCCGCGTCTTAACACACCAAATTCAATTTGATGAGCTAATATAAAAGCCAAGAGACTGCACGGTGTGAGGTTTACTTGAACGCGGATGAACAGTCCCTTTATGGTTGGGGGATCCCATACAACACCCATGTCTATTGCTGAAGGTGAAGCAGCACTTATTGCGCAAGGATTTGGACGCAACACATTGGCAGCTTTTAGAATTGGAGCTAAGTATCCCAGGTACGCAGCCAGGTTACTACGAACTGGAATTCAGCGAGATTCTGTGAACCTTAATTCTCAGGAACTTGGTCAGGTTATTGAGAACTCAGTGGTGCCTGCTTTTGAGGAATCCGCTGCTGCTCCTGCTGCTGCTGAAGCTTTGGAAGCTGTGGGTGCCATTGCCGCGCCTGAGATCGCAGCAGCTGTCGCGTTGGGTGGTATAGCTTTGTACGCATATCATAAAATGGCAGGGAAGGGTGGAAAGAAGAAGGGTAAGGTAGACTTGAGCAAGGTTACGATTGGCATTGATCGACCAACGGCCCAAAAGGCGGCCCGGGAGGCTCGTAAGGCCAATATGCCTGCGCAATACAAGCCGCAGAAGATTTCCCAGCCAGTGTCAACTGGCGAGGTTGTTCGTGGTGCGGCTATCGTTGAGCGTAGCATCAGAGGCGGAGTCAAGGTCATGGGGCGTGAGGTGCTTGGCGTCACCAGGGCCGCTGCTACGCCTGCAGCATTCACCTTGGTCGGCGCGTTTGTTGCCACACCCCTGGCCTATCCTGGCAGTCGTATGGGCATTATGGCCAAAACCTACGCCAAGTACAATGTCCGAAAGTGGAATGTTCGTGTCATCACGTCATCCCCTACTACTGCAGATGGTCAGATCCTCACCTATTTTCATCATAATCGGCATGATCCTGTGGTCAATTGGACGAGCACTGGGTTTATTACCACTGTACTTTCCGCACGGAATGCTGTTGTAGGGCCAAAATGGTCTGATTCATTTTTGGCCGTCAAACCCACACCTCGCGTTCTTGAATGTTCCTTCCCTCTTGGGGATGGGCACTTTGATCTTGGTGCTGGTGATGTTTTCATTTTCACACGTGCTTCAACGAGTCACTCTTTCATTGTCATGGCTGAGTACGATATCGATTTCACTGAGCCTCAAATCACCTCGAGGGTGAATCTGGTCCCTTTCGCGCGAGCTCAATGGTTTTACACTGCGCGCAACAACATCTATAATTGGACAAAGGACACCACTATAGCAGATCTTTTTGCTCCAGGGGGATCCGGTAAGGGTGTTGATGGTACTGCGAGCGGTGATAATGCTCCTGGCGCCCAGGTTGGTGATGTTTATCGGTTTGTTGTGGATGTTGACAATTCTCAGTTCGTTACCACGACTGGAACTACTCTTACGCCCAACAATGTATGGGATCATCAGGTGCCAGACAATGGCGCTTTTTCGTTGAGCAATGGAACCACCCTTTATTGTGTTTTTATGGGTTCAGGTCAATATCGTTGGTTTCCAACACTTGCTACTGCGCGTACCTTTAACAATCCCTTCCGTGCTGGTTTAACAGGCACAGGCAACCTCACGATTGTGGGGTGGTCTTGCTTGGTGGACTCTCTGGAGGGCACCATGCTTCAATCTTCGGTTTGATAGACTTGTATCCTCTTGCTGGCTGAGGTTAAATGGTTCCAGCGTTGTCTCCCAGCTCAGGGACTACTTTTCACTATTCCGCATGTACTCCTTCAGGGGGCTGTGAGCAGTTGTCGAAATCTCGACAACTGGCAGGCCTTGGGACCCTGGGGGGGGAGGGTGTGGTTTGTGGGTCTAGGCGGCCAACCGTCATAAACCAAAAAGTGAGGATCTCCTCCAAACAAAATCCCCGTGGGACGACTAAATTTGCCCTGTCGTTCCGCCGTGCAAGCCGGCATTCCTTTTGG